CGTCAGATGTTTATAAGAGACAGCTCTTGGAACCTGTGCTGCTGTCTTAGTTGCATTAATCGCAAAAAAACAGGCATCCGTAGAATCGACATTTTCATTGTTACTCTCACAACACAATCAATCTTTAGAACATCTAAAATCATCTAAAGAATATCATGATAATATTAACAAAGTTATTGATGCACATTCTTTTTTAATAGAAAACAATGCTTTTCCAGATTCCAAACAGTTCATTGACAAACAAAATGAAGTCATGCATGAAATGGATGATTTTTATGGAAGCTATTTTAGGATTCTATACCATGTCATTAAATATATAGACAATAATGCTGGACACTATCCTTTTGACACTAGTGGAAAAAAGAAATTCACAAGTCTTGTACGAGCTCACATGGATAGTGAGATTACATATTTACTAGCTATTAATTGCGCTCATGCCAAAAATGGCGACCAGTATTATCCTTATAAATTATTAATTGAACGCTACTCACTACTAGAGCATCTAATATTCAATAAGAACTTTTTAAACAAATATAACCACCCAAGTTTACAATCTCTATCACAAAAGCAATTAAGGATAAAGGATTGTCATAATAAACATACTCCATTAGGTGAAATTGCGAGAAGGTATCATGATACTGCCTTTGGCAGTAATCCAGATCGAATCAAATTCCTATAGCTAAAACCTAAAAGGGAGACACCTCCCTTTTACTAATCTTTACCTTTACTTACCTTACACTACTGATACTTAGCATATCTCGCTAAGACCTTATACACATCGGGAATCATAATATTTTCTCAATATGGTGACATCATATTCATCCCCTATAGGGAACACTTGAGAATTCTATTAATACATCGTTATATCCATTTTCATCTAGAAGCATTCTAACCCCTAAATGAATTAATTCGTTATCTTTAGCCGGCCCAATTACTACTTTTTTTATAGGCAATCTATCACCACCCTTCATCTTGATATTAAGATATGGGATTAGTCCATAACCCCCTACTCTAAAATTCACCTTAGGCATGAAAATGCCACGAGAAAAGACTAATCTAAATTCATTTTCCTCGGCAAATCCAGAATTTTTTAAGAATGGAATATTTGATTCAATGAGTATATTTGCAGTTATAAACCTCATAAATGAGTTTGCATATCCATCCCCCTCATCTTTATTATCTTCAAGATATTGCTCGGAAATATTAGAAAAAAATTCAGTTATTTTTTCATTAATTTCAACGGTGCTATTCTCTTCGGTATAAATAACATCACCATGTTTAAAAGATAAATTATCTCTTTCCAATCCGTTAATAAGTTCAAGCTCATCGAACTCAATAGATACTCCTTGAGAATTCCCATAACCTCGCCACTGGCTAAGTTTATCTACACCACGACAAAACGAGATAGAATATACGTGCCTTGATTTTTCATGCGCCACCAATCCCAGATCATCATACTTGCTAATAGCAGTTTTAAGCATTCTTTTTAAACCACTTGGCACCACATCTTCATTCAAATAATCTATAGCATTCTTAAAGCATAAACACCCATGAATGAATTCATTTTTATCATTCATAAAATGTATATTTGTCGCCCATATAGAGCTATTTTCTACTATGCCTTTAAAACCATTCAAGTCTGTATAATGGAATAGACCCACCTTACCCTCCTACATTATTCTTCAACCAATTACCTTTAACCCAATCCTGCACTTCCGAAAGCCGATATGCAACAGCAGATGGGCCGATTTTGATGCGCTTTGGAAATTTTCCTTCCTGTTCCATACGCCAGCGTGTTGAGTTAGACAACGTGGTCATAGCACGGCATTCAGGTTCCCGAATCATTCTATCAAGCTCAGGCATGTACTGGAGATCTTCTTTTTTCACAACGGATAACATAGCCATATCAGGCACTCCTTTTCTTAATTACTTTTACTGTATTTTCTTCACCCACCAGCCCATCAAGGTAGTCAACCCATCGGTCCAGTGCTTCTTGTTTCTGGGGGATATACTTGCTGCGGTTATAGATTCCGGCCACGCCCTTTATGGTATGCCCCAGTAGCTGCTCTACGATCATAAAATCAACGCCCATATCGTTAAGACTTGTCGAGAACGTTCGTCTCAAATCATGTAATGACCAGCGTTTTTCATGTTTAAGGGAGGTAAAGTTTGTGCATCCCATCGTGCTGACAGTTGAATTAGATTTCAGTTCGCCAAGTATGTAGCCTCTCCTTTTAGTCTCTTCATGCAGGTTTACGATCCACTGGCGCATTTTTTGAGGAACGGGGCGAATAATTTCTTCGCCGTTTTTACTGTGCTCTTTAGGTACTGTCCAAATCCACTTATCGAAATCCCACTCATCCCATGTAGATAAACGCGCCTCACTCAGCCTGCAACCAAACACGAGACACAAAATCGCCATCCTTTTTTTGTAATTCATTACACGGGTTTTGCCTTTACCATGAAAGTACACTCCCCACAGATCGGCGACGTAGCTTTCCTCAAGTAGCCGCTCTCTCTTGTTCTGATATTTACCGATATCACTAGGGCTCAAATCATCCAGCACATTGCACCGCACATACTGGCGCACCCGGCAGTATTTGAAGATCTGCTTTAACTCAATCAGCATTGCAGCAGACTGAACCGGCGCGATTTTCTTTATGCGGTCGAAGCACTTGATCCAGTCAGATAGGCCGCATTTATCGACAGGAAAGCCGCCGATGTAGGGAAAGATGTATCTCTCATAACGGCGATAGAGTCTCACAGTCTCTTTGCGTTTTTCCCTGGCATAGTTATCAAACCAGTAATCAACAGCGTTCTTAACAGTCACAGGCGTGAACAGGCTCTCTTTGGTGAGTTTGTTCTCTATCCTTGGATCAAGTCCCTGTGACAGCCATCCTCGACACTCGTCCCTTTTCTCCCTGGCCTGTTTAAGGGTCATATCTGGATACTTGCCTAAAGTCATCCAGACGGGGGCGCTTTGTCGGCCGGAATGTCTGAAGAAATAAACAAAGCTCACTGTGCCACTCATGCTCACTCTGACAGACAGTCCACGGCCATCTGCCACCATCTTTTGACGCGGCTGCGGTTTACCATGTAAGGCTTTTAACGCCTTGTCGCTTAACTTGTTCTCGCCCGCCATAAAACCTCATTCTGCAATACACATTGCAATACACACTCAACTGTAACGCCGAAAAACAGTAGAAAAGCAATGCAAACAACATTCCTTTCTTCTTCATAATTAACAATGAGTTAATGAATTGATCCGGTTCTTCATGCGTACCCATGAGGTAGTGTGAAGGATAATGGATCATCATCATCGTGTTTTCAGGCATGATGACCGGATTGCCTACCATAGCAATCACCGAGGCCATGGAGGCCGCGAGACCGTCGATATGCACGGTAATCGCCGCGCCGTGGTGCTTCAGCGCGTTATAAATAGCAATACCGTCGAAGACATCACCACCTGGCGAGTTGATATAAAGGTTGATGTGGGTGACGTCCCCAAGTGCCCGGAGATCATTGACGAACTGTTTCGCCGTTACGCCCCAGTACCCGATTTCGTCATAGATAAAAATGTCGGCCTCGCTGTTATTGCTGGCCTGCATGCGGAACCACGAATTACTTTTTGCGCTGGCTTTCGGACGGTGGCGCGCCCGGTTCTTTGGCTTCGGCACTGGTGCCTCCTTTATCATTGGCGGGGTCGGTGTCAAACACCAGGCCCTGTTCACGGTTCTCGTCAACCTCCGCTTTACGGCGTGACTTAACATCATCCGGGTTGCGACCGCTGGCACGTATCCAGTCGGATTCAGTAGCAGCACCGCCGCGGATCTGCGTTTTCCAGGCATTCGCTTCTTTAACGGGATCAATCCACGGCATAACGGGCCCCGAATAAACCGCGTTATAAAGCGAGTCCATATCGATGCCTCTCGGCAGCTTGATTTCTCCGGCAGCAATAGCCATCTTCAGCCAGGCCCGGTACATGGGCCGGGTCACTGAACCGATGAACCAGTCCTGAAGAATCAGATATCCGTCGGTTGACTCGACAAGCTCCTGCCGCTGGGCACTGTACGTTCCGTTGTAGTTTCTGGATGTGCTGGAAAAGCTGAGGCGACTGCCGGCGGACACGGCACGCAGCTGTCCGTTACGAAACGACTCGAGGTTAGGGTTCGGGCGATCGGATTTAATCATCCCGATTTCTTCCCCGGCCTGCAGCTCGTCATAGAGCATACCGGGCTGAATCATCAGCTCGCGGTCATCGCTGCTGGAATCAGACTCGAAGCTCTGTCCGTCGCCTTTTTTGATATACATGCCGAGTGCGGCAGCAATTCTGGCAGCGGTAAGCTCCGAGTCCTCGTACTCTTTCAGCGCGCTCAGACGCATCAGAACACCTGACAATAGAGACGTTCCGCGGGTCTGGTGCAGGCGTCGTGTGAATTTGAGATGAAGCATGTTTTCTGCATCTATCTCTTTGGTATCGAACTGACGCCCGGATACTGGCAGGCTTTTATAGACCTGATATTTTTTCGGGCGCCCCCAGTTATCGACAAAAACGCCCTGATTGAGCTGGGTGGCGGCATCGCTGTTCATCGGCACGAAGTCCGGCTCCAGCGCTTCCAGCCAGAACGGCACGCCAGCAACCGGCTGAAGACCATTTCCGGTACCGCGAACCAACTGAGCAAATACCTCACCGTCCCGGAGCCACGTTCGCAGCATCAGCCGCTCCAGCATGGGGCGGGTAAACTGGGTTGTAACATCGGGTCTTACGGACCATTCGCCCCACTTTCTGCGGATATCAGTGGCCAGCTTTTTAGCTATCTTCCCGTTAGTCAGCATCGGATGCGGTTCAACTATGATGCCCTTCGCACCCACCACCCTTTCTTCCAGCTTGTCGAAAACGCCAATCACCAGATCGTGGTTGTTGTCCAGCCAGCGCGCCTGCTGCCTCAGTGAAACCGCCCCCATCTGGCTGAGCTGATCGGCTGAACGATTTTCCTTCTGGGCTTTGTGGGTACGCGTTTGCTTTACCGCCTCATACGCCTTAATAACTGCGCGGGCACGCAGGCGTGAGGCTTTCCAGCCTGGTGAAAACAGGCCTATCGCATCATCTAAAAAACTCATCCAAACCTCGCCAGCCTGTAGCCGGGTCGCCCGCGGCGTTTGTTATTGAGCGTAGCCAGTCGTCGCTCCCATTCCTGACGGCCTTTTCTGATTTCCGACAGGTTTTCGAGCGTCATCTGCTGCCCGTTGAAAGTGATTGATTTCCCCTCCAGAACAGACAGCTCGGCTGCAGCGTAGCGGTCGATCATGTTTTGAATATCTGCTGGATTCACACCCAACCTCCTGACGAAGACCACGGATTAGCCTGCTCGGTTACGGGCTTATCACGTTTTGGTTTTGATTTAGATTTCGGCGCAGGCGGCGGGGATGGCATTTCGCCAGTTTCCGTCTGCGTGTCCTCGATCCACGTTTCCCGCCGTGCCCACTCAGGAGCTGACGGCCATTTAATTTTTTCGTAACCACTAAGGATGGCGAGCGCGTCGGCATAAACGAGCAGGTCAAATGCTTCGTTTGCGCCCCGGCCGGGCTTACTCCATTTCCCTTCATTCGAGCGTTCCTCATACGTCAGTTCGTCATAGAACCAGCTGCCCAGCCAGGCGGGGAAATGCACATAGCCAGGGCCGGGTGAATCACGCCACAGCGCATTATTCACCCGGTCTTTAAGGGCATCGGTCTGGAGAAGATAAAGAGGCACATCACCCGTCGCCTGTGCGCGGCGCGTTGATCTGCCCGTGTTGTCTGGAAACGTTCGCTGGATAAGTTTGCTGCGCCTGACGCTGTCCCCCTTGAAGAGATAGATACGCTTACCCAGCCCCTCACGACGACATCTGCGCCAGAATTTGTAGGCATTATCCGTCACGCCATCTTCCCCCCCTGAGTCCACGGCCATCGACATCAACCGCATGCCCTTTGACGGGTCAGCTGCGAGTGGCCACGTTTTATCAAAGACGTCGGTGAGTAAAAGATCCCAGTCCTCCGGGTAGCTCGCCGGATCCACCTGTAAGCTTTCCCCGTTGCCGTCGCAGCGCAGCGAATGCCGGATGTTGTAACGGTCAACTATCCAGCGCTCACCCATACTTCCATAACCCGTAATCTGCACAACAAAGCGCCGGTTGCGCCCGGCCTGCACGTCCACGGTCGCAGTGAGAAACTGCACGCCGTCCGGTACCGAGCGTTTTGGGACTTCTTCGGCACGCTGCTCAAGCAATTCACTTTTACGCTGCTCCATGCTGGCCCGCGGCAAATAGGGCCTGCCGAAATCGGTGTTGATCACCGTCTTCAGGGTTTCTTCGCTGCGCGTGGATTCATATTCCTGCTCGGCGGTCAGGAACTTATAAATAAGCTGCGCCCAGGTCTGGTAAGCAGCTGCCGGACCTTCCATCCAGAAGGAGGCAATACGGGAACGACGGCCATCACCGCTAACCTGGCCTTTCCTGTCGATGGTTTGCCCGTCCCGGAGCCAGACACATTTCATGTTAAGCGCACGCTTCATGTCCGGTGTGATCCTGCCTTTACAGGCCGGGCACTGTAGAAAAGCCGCTTCGCTGGCAAGCACAGGATCGCTGCTGTCGCGGTACCCGGTCATATTGTCCATTTCCGGCTGGAAATATTCGCCGCAATGCGGGCATGGCCAGTAAAGACGACGGCGGTCACCACGATTATAGAGCGATAAAATTCCGGTGGTCGGAGGGGCTTCATGGGGCGTGGAACGCCGCCATTTTGTGTCTCTGATATCCCTCCCGGGCGAGCTTTCAACCAGCGTCATCCCGGAGGACATGAATGTCGTGGTACGCTTCGATGCCAGTGAAAAAGCATCCCCCTCCCCGTCGATATCTTCCGGAAAGCGGTCATAATCCGTCAGCGCCACACTCTTATAGTCCGAGGACGACATGATATTGACGGATGGCCAGCCAAGCTTCAGATAGTTACCGGCGCGGAATGTACGGTCGTAGACGTTGTTATCGTTACGTCTTGGGCTTAACCGGTTTTTAACTTCAGGGCTACAGCGAAAAGTACGGTCCAGGCGTTTTTTGGAATGCTCGCGAGCTTTTTCCTCAGATACCTGAATCACAAGCATATCTGCCGGATCGCAGACAATGTTATAAACAATCCAGCCGTCAATCAGCCCGATGGTTTTACCCGTTCGCGCCGGGCCCACAAACACCACCGCATCGTATTCACGCGATGCCAGGCAGTTCATCGGCTCAATCACATAGGGTGCCAGATCCGGATCCCATGGAACTGAGTTTCCCGCCCCCATTGGCACGCGCATATAAGTACTGACCGCATCGGCCACCGGCATACGACGCGGGGCTCGTAAAATACCGGAGACATCGCGGTGGATGTCCCTGGCGGATACCCGCTTTGCCATCAGTCCTCCTCAGGCTCTTCCTCCTCTTTTTCAGCGTCCTGCACCCTCTCCGCCATCTGGTCGCGCAGATCATCAATAACGCTTTGCACACGAACTACTGCAGCAGGCGTTAAAGCACAGTCGCGCTCGAGCACATCCGGGAGGGTTTCAAGTACCATGACGACGGCTTTCGCCATCAATGAGAATTCTCGCGCCACTTCATCTGCGGGTATTAACTGCCCCGTATCCTGTTCGAACTTCAGCCTCTCATTCTCTGCTTTCCAGTGGGACAGCCTGTCAGAGGGGGGCATATCATCGATGTTGGCCGAAACGGTAGGGATCATCAGTTCGGTCAGAATGTCGGTCACCAGATAGAGCTTTAACTTGCTGTTGCTGCCTGGAGCAGGTTCAACATTTTTCAGTCTCGCGGCAACCGTCTGACGGTGTACGCCGGTTATCCCTGCCAGCTGGTTGATATTGAGTTTTAAAGTGGCAATTTCCTGGTCCATGATGGTGAACACTTTTTGAACGATTCGACATCTTGCGAAAATGGCCTCTAATTAAATCAAAGACCTGTGCACATGATGATGACCCTGGATCCGAAAAACTAGCCGTTTCCCGCGAGCCAGCCGCCCCGTGGTAGGCCGCCCACAATTGGAGGACCCATGTGATTGCCAATAAAAAACCGCCCGAAGGCGGTTTAGTTAAACTTAGCAATTAGTTAATTGTCGCCCTATGTTTTTCGCAAGCAGCTAACAATGCACCTTCTGTTGGCTGAACGCCTGAAATATCAACATATGCAATCTCTCGCCACATGGTGGATATCTCGTTATTGATCGTCACAGACATAAATTGGAATGGGAGAGCCATCACCGGCTGACCTCCCCAATCACCAAAAACCTCATATCGAACAGCAATATCGGCATCGTTGAAAATCATGAATGTATAAAGCAATTTATAGGAGACCATTTATGCATTCCTGTGTGTGTTTCCGCTATTTAACTATTGCATAAAGATGGCACTTATCCATTTTCAAGCCCACCAGCATTGAAACTTCCAGCATCGCAGTGAGACGTTGCCCCAGCCCCATGCGGGTATGGTGGTCTCCCCCCACAAACTTAATGTCTTCAGCCATCAGACAATCTCCATTGTAAAAGCCGCAAAATTGCGGCTACTGTTTGAATATCAGGGTGTTGCTTCGCTTTAACCTTGGTTAAAGTTGGGTTTCAGCCCGTTAGTGGTGGGACACTGGCGCACTCAATGAAGAGGTATGGCTGATAACCTCTGCATTAGGAAATTTAAATGGATCAACAAACAGCATCACTTCTGCAAAAAATCGCTAATCTTGAACAGCAGATGGCAAAACAAGGTGCCGCTACAAACTTTGTAATCACTCACATGATCAAGCTTCTCGATGAGCAATTAGGCAATGGTCAGTTTTCTTCCAAACTCAGAGAAACGCTTTCACAGTCTCTGGATAAACTAAATCACAGTCAGTCAGGACCTATCAAGTCTGCCATCAACGAGTTGCTTCAGCCGTCTATCCAAGAAATGTTCCAGCCGAAACCAGAGAAGTTCATTAAATAATTATGAGCGGCCTTCAGGCCGCTTTATTAATATCATTATTCACAACGCTGATGACCTTTGCAGCAGCTTTTATGGCTTCATCCTCATAATATTCAATCGTACCACCCTCAATTCGAGCAATATAAACCTCCATATGGAAGATGCTTAACATTGGTACCGCCAGTGCCCTTACGCTCACGGTAGCATTAATAACTGAATCGCCACGGATAATCTAGACACTTCCGAGCCGTTGATAATACTGGTTTTCATATTCTGTCGGTGACATCTGTTCGCTAGAACCATGCCGACGCTTACTGTTATAAAACATTTCGATGTAAT